GCTATTGGCGGCTCTAATACTCAAGTGCAGTTCAACAGCTCTGGCTCATTGGCTGGTTCTGCTAATCTGACATTTAACGGCACTACTCTAACTTCGGCTGGTTTTGCTGGCCCCGGTACTGGTTTGACTGGAACTGCTTCTGGTTTGTCTATCGGCGGAACTGCTGCTTCTGCTACCAATTTGGCTGGCGGCGCAGCAAGTCAAATCCCCTACCAAACCGGTTCGGGCGCTACGACATTCTTGGCTAACGGTACAGCAGGTCAAGTTCTGACAAGCAATGGTGCATCTGCTCCTACATGGTCTACACCCGCTGGAACGACTTATCCCGGCGCAGGTATTGCTAACTCTACTGGTTCTGCATGGGGCACATCCTATTCAACCAGCGGAAGCGGAACTGTTGTTGCATTGAACAACACTCCAACTCTGACCAACCCAACCATTACCAATTACACAGAAACTACAGTAACCGCTAACACATCAACCGCTTACACGATTGATAACACTAACGGCACATTGCAAATTCTGACACTGACAGGTAACTGCACATTTACATTTCCCACCGCTACGGCAGGTAAGTCATTCACACTGTTCTTGAAGCAAGATGCTACAGGATCACGTACTGTGACTTGGCCCGCATCAGTGAAATGGCCCGGCGGTACTGCTCCAACTATTACCGCAACAGCAAGCAAAGCAGACAAGTATGTTTTCACGGCAGACGGCTCTTCCTGGGTCGGATCAAATGCCGGCCAAAACTATACTCTATAAGAATGAACAATTCTTACGTTTATATGTTGATTGATCCTAGAAACAATCAGCCCTTCTACGTCGGCAAAGGCGTAGGACGGCGTTGTTATTCTCATGTTTTGGAATCGCGCAACACAACCGCAAAAACACATAAGCTGAATAAAATCAGAATGATTGAAGGTCTTGGCTTAAAAGTTTTAGTGAAAAAGGTTGAAGAAAACGTTTCTGATGAGCAAGCGAAAGAGTTTGAGTGTTTTTTAATTTCTGAAATTAGGGATTTCGGAATAAAATTAACAAACTTAACTGATGGTGGCGATGGTCGCTCGGGATACAAAGCAAGCGCGGAAACTATTGCTAAAACACGGCACGATTGGACGGCCGAACAAAAAGCAAAAATAAGCACTTCTCTTTCTGGCGTCAACCATCCAAACTATGGTAAGCCTTGTTCAGAAGAGCGCAGACAGGCAATAATTAAAGGAACGTTGGGTGTAAAGAAGTCAACGACAGAAAAAATGCGAAAACCCAAACAAAAACAACAATGCCCACATTGCGGAATATTTGCTTCAGGCGGTAATTTAGCTAAGTGGCATATGGATAAATGCAAGGAGTATAATAATGTTTTCGTCTAATGCATCACAGGTATCTAATAATGTAAAGTATATTGAAGATGTTTTTAGCACGTGGCTAAGGACTGGAACTGGCTCATCTACAACCATAACAACGGGACTAGATGCTTCTACAAATAAGGCTTTGGTGTGGACAAAATCACGTTCTGCCGCAACAAACCACAAATTAACTGATACCGTTCGTGGCGCAACTAAAGCTCTAATCAGCAACACCACAGGCGCACAAACAACTGACACAAATGGATTGACCGCATTCAGTTCCACTGGATACACAATTGGATCTGATACAAACTACAACAACAGCGGGGCAACCTACGTTGATTGGGAGTTCGTTGCAACGCCTAAGTTCTTTGATGTTGTGACGTATACGGGGAATGGTGCAGATAATAGAGCAATTCCCCACAGCTTGGGTTCTGCACCGGGATTTATTGTCGTGAAAAGAACGGACTCAGCTTCTAATTGGTTTGCATATCAACGACAACTTGATTTTGGTGAAGACAATGTGCCAATTATTTACCTTAATACCACTGACGGACAATCTTTTACTGGGATGGCTTTTCAAACGCAAGTTGGAATAGGTAATTCAAATAATCCGGCATTAAATTTTATTGTTAGAACACCAGCTAACGCCAACGGAGCAACCTACGTAGCCTACCTCTTCGCCCACAACGCAGGAGGCTTTGGCCTGACGGGTACGGACAATGTGATTTCGTGTGGGTCTTTTACGGCTAATGGAACAGGCAATACAACAGTAAATCTTGCGTATGAACCACAATGGTTAATGTTCAAAAGAACTGATGCGGATGGTGATTGGAAAATGCGTGACAATATGCGTGGTTTTTTTGTAGCGCCCAACAATTCATCAAAAGGGCTTATTGCAAATTCAACCTCCGCTGAAAGTGACCAAGGCGATATGGTTGTTACCAACACAGGGTTTTCAACTGGTGGAAGCGGCGGATTGGCCCCATCAGGAACCTACATCTACATAGCCATACGCCGTGGCCCGATGAAAGTGCCTACTGATGCGACTAAGGTGTTTGCTCCCGTGCTTTATACAGGCAATGGAGCATCAGGGCGCTTGATTAGCGGCGCTGGTTTCCCTCCTGACTTACTAATTCAAACAGCAAGATCAGCTTCTGAAAATAGAGAGTTTGATGACCGCTTGAGAGGCGGTGGGTCTACCGCAATGAATGCTCTGTTTTCTAACTCAACCAACGCAGAAGCCGCAGACTCAGGCTCCGTTCAGTTGCTCAACCAAGACGGATTTACTGTTCGGTCTTTCGGTAACGGGTCGGGTGTTACTTATGTTGGTGAGTGCTTCAGACGCGCCCCCGGCTTCTTTGATGAGGTTTGCTGGACTGGTACAGGTTCTTATGCGTTTGTAAATCACAATTTGACAGTAACTCCAGAATTGTTGATATCAAAATCTAGAACATCATCTCCCGGTATAAATGATTGGGTTGTAAGTACGGCAACGCGATATGCTTTTTTAAACCTGACCAACTCATTTACTAATTTGGCAAGTACGTTAACTCCAACTACTTTTGAACCTGCCGTAGATAGCAACGGTGTAAATTATGTTACCTACCTCTTTGCAACCTGCCCCGGCGTTTCTAAAGTAGGGACTTACACAGGAAATGGCTCAACTCAAACTATTGACTGTGGCCTCACAGGTGGCGCAAGGTTCGTGCTTATCAAGCGTACAGACTCAACAGGTGATTGGAGAGTAGTAGATACAGCACGCGGAATGATGGCTGGCACTGACCCTTATTTAAGCCTGAACACAACTGCGGCCGAGGTAAACGCCAATAACGTTTACACTACTGCTGGTGGGTTCCAATTGGTCAGCTCTGATGCAAACTTCAACGCCAACAGTGGTTCCTACATATTTTTGGCCGTGGCATAAACATGAACAGCGGAATTTATCAGATTAAAAACCTTTCAACTGGTATGGTCTACATTGGCCGTACCATTGACTGGGCCGCCCGCAAACGTAGGCATTTATCTGATTTGCGCGCAGGGAGACACAATAACCCTCGTCTTCAACATTCGTGGTCATCACGAACAGAAGAAGACTTTGAGTTTCAATTGGTGTGGCCTGAAGTTGCTGAAAATTTAGAAGAACTTGAGTCATTTGTTTTGGACTTTACTTTTGACACGGGACGGCTGTATAACGCCCACAAAAACTCTGTCGGAGGATTTCTTGGCCAAAAACATAGCGAAGAAACCAAACGCAAATGGGCTGAAGCAAGACGTGGAAAAGCAATGCCTCTAATTGCCAAAGAACGTCAAGCAGCGACTAGAAGTAATAGTGAAGCATGGGCAAAACATCAAGCATGGATGCAAACTTCTGAGGCCATTGAGGCTCGGTGTAAGTTGGCCGCATCTCCTGAAGTTAGAGCTAAGGCGGTTGCAACACGTAAAGCAAACGGGCACAATCACTTTAGTGACGAGGTAAGGCAAAAGCAGCAGGATGAATCTAAGGCTCGTGTTTTTGCAGGTCTGTCTTGGGCTGTTGAAAATCAAAAAACAAGAACGGAAGCAATGGCTAAATTTAAGTTTTCTTGGGATGGACTAAAGAAGTACCAGCCCGAATGGGAGTCTGTTAACGGGCCATTATCAATACCCAAGAGGGCCACTGGGAAACGTTGGCAACAACTTTTTAAAAACTAAGGAGTAAATATGAATTTACGTAATAAACAAACTGGAGCCGTAGTAACGGATGGCGAGTTCCGTGCCGCCTTCCCAAGCACAGGTTTTCCTATTCACATTACAGAGCAGACTTATAACGAGTTTGGCTACGATGTGGTTCTAGAAGGCCCACAAGCCTCTGGTGGCACGGTATATCAGTATTCCGT